GTACCAGATCGGCCGGCGGGTAACTCGGATGGGTGAAGGTGATCACGTCGCCGCTCTGCGCGTATTTGATCAGACGGAGGTCGGCAAGCTGGTACGGCGTGCCGATGGTATAGACCCGGGAGACGGTCGCGTCAGAGCCATAAGCGCTCCACGTGGTGGAATCGATGCCGTTGCCGGTGATCCAATCGACCAGCACGAAATTGTTGTCGTCGATGACCCGGATGATAAAGAAGCGCCCATCGAACGCATTGTTGCCGCTCGGCCAGTTCAGGCCGCTGCCATTCGCGGCGAAAACCATGTCCGCATTGGAAAAGCCGTGGCTCGGCGCCGTGACGATGCAGGGGCTCGCCAGCGAGACCGCGCTGACGTCCTTCGCGGCCTCAAGAACCAGGCCGCCGTTCTGGATGAACCGGATGTTCTCCTGGCTCATCAGCAGGATGAACGCATCGGTGGTCGAAAAGCGAAACGGGATCAGCCGCGGCGGCGCCGGATAATCTCCGCCACCGGGCCCCACGAAAAGCGTGCCGGCGCGCGTGCTGGCACCGGAGCGGTAATCGACGAAGAAATTCCGCATCGTGGTTGCGCCGACATGGTAGGCGTCGATGTCCACCTTGCCGAAGACGGCCGGCGCGATCTCGCCCGCCGTGAATCCGGTCTGGATGACGGGCTGACCCAAGGCTTAAAGCCCCAGCCAAGCCGGGCTGTCCCACCCCGCGATATACGCCCCGCCGTCAAACCAGTCGCCCTGAAATCCGCGAATTGCGATCCAGTCGGGGATGTGGTCGACGTTGGTGGTTCCCTCGTTGCCGTCCGAGACGCGCGCCTGCTGCACATAGGCGCCGGCCTGCTGGATCAGCATCTGTGCAAGCTGCTTGTCGCCGGTCAGAGCCATCGCCAGCCGGCCCGCGAGCGCCACGACCATGCACTCCTGAAACGACGCGTCCCACAGCGCCGGGTTTTCGATTTTGCAGGTGTAGACGCCGAGCGCCTGCATGATGTTGCACAGCACGACCGGGATTTGGTTGTTGCTGCTGTCGACGTCGCTGGCGACCTCGAATTTATCCCAACCGCGCGCGCCGCCATAGCCGATGGCGCCGGGCCCGATCCCCACCGGATAGCCGACGGCGGTCCCTCCGGCATAACTGGGCGCGACCTTGACCTGGCGCATTTTAAGGCTGTCGGACGGCAGCGCGTATTCATAGAACCAGGGCGGCGGCGGAAACGTGTTGCTCCACGGCACGCCTGTGTTGGGATTGTTCGGCGTGCCGGGCGCTGATTTCAGCAGCGAGAGTTGCGCGGTTTTTTTGGCGAAATTCCAGTGCGCGGCGCGCATGAGGTCATCGCGGGTCGGGTAATAAAGCAGCGCGATCTGGCTGGCCTCGTTGCAGTTCTGGTTGAACGACGAGATCGCCGACGTAGTGCCGGGGCTACCCGAACGCGCCCCGAGCGCTGAGAGCGCTCGGTTTGCAATCGTCAGGTCGGTCTGGGCCATGCGGCCCCTTAGTCTTTCGGATCGAATTTCTTGGTGGCGGCTTCCTGGATTGCGACTACCGCCGGGTCCACCTGCTCCTTGCCCCCGAACGCCTTTTTGACGGCGTCGCGGGCGGGATCGTTGAGCGGCTTCATGTGAAAGCCCGGGACGCCATCATGCAGGATGTGGCGCCCCGCGTCGCAATACTGCACCCGCTGGCCTGGGGCGGGCGCGATATGCGCCGGGCGCGTCAGTTCGTATTTGGGCATCTCCGCCATCGGCTTAGCTCGTCACAAAGGTTTGCACCGCCGGCGCGGTGTAGGCAAAGCCCGGCGGATAGTTGGTGACCGACGATTTCGTGCTGACGAGGTCTGACGTCAGAGCGCCGCCGGTCATGGTGCCGACCACGATGTACTGGAGCCGCAGATAGCGGTACGGCGCCAACCCGACCGGATCGGCATGCGGCACGTCGTAGTTGGCAATCTGCGCGCCTTCGACGAGCGACGCGACAGGAACCGCCTCGCCGGTGAGCAGCGTGGTCCACGTGGCGTCGTCCGGCGACCCCTGCACCGCAACCGCAAGCGAGATGCCGCCGGCAAACCCGGTGGTGACGATGGCGGAAATGGCCAGCGGCTCCGTGGGGCCAAGATCGCGCTTGGCGCCGAGGTCGATGACGTTGGTCGACGTAGCGGTGACGGCGATCGCCAGCGCCGTATCGAAGTTGAGGTTGATATCGCGGATCATTTTCAGGCTCCTTAAACGGGCTGCGCGGCGGTGACGCGCGCTTCGGTGTTGAGCAGCGCATCCGTGATGCGGATCGGAATGCCCTGAAACGACAGCCGCGGTTTGCCGGCAAACTGATCCTGCATCAGGAACATGTTTTTCCGGTACGACGCCTGCGCCGTCAGCGCGGTGGCGACCGTGCGGTTCATGTAGATTTCCGTCCGCCCGCCGCCGACGACACCCGAAGGCTTGGTCGGGTCGGTGTTGTAGCTGGCTTCGCCGTAAACGGTCGGCAGCAGCGACAACGCCGAAATCAGCGCTTGGATCAGATCCGGCGAGGACGTGCCGGTGCCAACCAGCGTGCTGTCGATGTTGGCCAGGCGCACGTTATAGCGCCAGTCTGCCACGGCGATGCCGCACTGCCAGTTCCAGCGATTCTGAAACACGACCAGCGAGGAACCGTCGGAGAAGTATTTGACCACCTTCCCCATGTCCTCGTGCTGCAGCCCGGCCACGGTGCCCTTGGGAAAGATGCCAGCGGTGCAGTTCGCACCCCAGGTCACCACCCAGATCGAGGTGTTGACCGAGTTCTGACCGCCCATGTCGATCACGTTCTGCGCCTGCGCGCCGTAGGTGGCCGAGGTCGAGCCATAGCGCTTGGACAGGCCGTTGAACGAGTTCGGCAGCACCGCCTCGTCGCCGTAGAACAGGTTGGTGGCGAATTGCTGGGTCAGGCCCTCGGCAAACGCCATATCCTCGTTCATCAACACCGACGCCGGGTTGCCGCCGAGTTCCGCCAGCTTCACGTCGACCTCGGACACGCCTTCGAGCATGCCGCAGGACTCGGTGATCTGCGCCGTGGTGGACTTCTGGCTTTGCACACCCTGCCCGAGCGCGCGCCACGTGCCCTGCGGCAGCGAGGTGCGCTGGGTGATTTTATGGCCGGTCGGCAGATTGCCCTCCGTCCAGAGCATGTTCATCACGACCGGATTCGACTGCGAAAGCAAATCGATCACGACTGCGGGCTTGCCGTCGGGGTCAAGCTGTGCCGCCAGATCGGCCAGCGTCAAAAAGTTTGAGGAAAGAACAGCCATTTTTTCAAGCCTTCATGAGGTAGGGTTTAGCCTGCGACCTGGCTGAGGGATTTTTCGTACATGCGCTGAGCTGGGCCGGCCTTTGGCAGAGCGGGGTTGCCGGTTACGGCTTTCCCCTCGCCGACGGCGGCCGAGAGCTTGTTGAGCCATTTGATGAGAACGGGATTGCTTCCAGCGCCGGTCTCATTGAGGGCTGCGCGAATTTCATCAGGGTTGCCGAATTGCGCCATCGCTCGCGCAACGTTGGTTTTGACCTCTGCCAGCTTGGCGCCACCGATCTCGGGGTCAGCCTGGACAGCGGTTTCCCACTCCTGAAGTCGTGCCGAAGCAAGGCGGATCGGCTCATCACGAAGAGCCTGAATTTGGCTCGTGAGGCCCGGCAACACCTTGTCGATCATGGCCTGGGCGACTTCCGGCGAAACCTTGTGCTCGCCGGCGACGCCCTTGAAGGCTTCGAGCAGCGGATCGGCCGCGTCGAAGCCGTCGGGCAATTTCAATGCGGCATAGTCCGGCGCAGGTTTTGTTGCCTGGGCCTCTGCGCCCTCGGCCGGCTTCGCGGCATCGCCCGCCAACAGCGTCTCACCCGGCGCAGGTGCGGCCTGGGTGGCGGCGGCGGTCTCTGCGGCCGGCGGTGGGGTTGCGACTGCGGAAGCGGCGGCGGCGGCGGCGGCTTCCGTACTCGTAACCCCACCGGGCGCCGCGGCTGCGGCTTCGGTGGTCAAGACTTACCTCATTGGTTTTCGTCTAGCATCAACTTATAGCCGGCGCGCGACGCCCGCCACGCCATGGTGTTGATCTCGATCCCAAGCTGCCGAGCGCCCTCCTTGAACCACAGCGCCTCGCTGTTGCCGCGCGTGGCGGATGGCATTGGATTGCCAGCGGCGGACCAGATGCCAGCCGGTGCGGTTGGCGGCGTTGTAGACGCCTTCGGGCATTTCGATATCGCCGAGCGGCAGGCTTTCGGGCGGTGGCGGCAGGTTTTCAGACAAACGCTCCCTCCTTCAGCCTGCCGTCATCATCGATGCCGACAACCTTTGCGCTATAGGTGCGCCGTTCCGAAAACATCGGGCTCGCATCGCGCTTTCGTTCGCGGATGACGTCGTGCACTTCGTGTGCGGCCGCGAACGTGGCGGCCATGTGAAGCTCCGTCACCCACTGATCGCCGCCATAGAACCGGCCGCCATCGCGCACCAAAACCCAGGCGGTCATCACTGACCAGCACCCTGCAGCACCGCCTGCAGCGCATTCGCGCCGCCCCCGACAGGCGTCTGGCTCATCGTCTGCGCACCCTGCGCCAAGGCCAAGCTCTGCTGCATCGCCGCTTGCTGTTGTTGGGCCGCCTGCTTGGCCTGGCGCATCTGCGCGATCTTCGCCGGATCGTTCAGCAGTTTGGGTGAAATGCCCAGCATATCCGCGTATTCTTCCAGTCCCTCGTCCCAGTTCGGCACGTCGAGCACATCCGGCACCGCGCCGGCGAGGTTGCCGACCGTGGCCCAAAACCGCTCAATCGAGCCGGTCTGCGCCGCGCGCTGTTGCTGCGAGAGCATCGAGTCGTAGGCGATCTTGATTTCCGCGCCGGCGATCTTCTGCGGCGGCGGCGGGATCAGCCCGTTGCGGGTCATGATACCGAAGATGCGCTCGATGTCGGGTGCCAAGCCTTCGTTCTGGAAACGCTCAAGCACCGGGCCGAGCTGGATCAGTTTTTCTTCGCGCCGCGCATCGATCTCGGTTGCGGTGCGCACCGTGTCGAGCTGGCTGATCATCATGAACAGATCGTTGAAGAACGTTTCTTTGATCCGCGCCCGAACGTCCTGGATGTCGGCGGTAATTTCCTTGAGCGGCGGATTGAACTGGTAGGCCGGCTTAAACTCGTCGCCGGCCTGGGCAAGATACGTGACCGCCCCGGGCATGATCGATGACGGGTTGTT